CGAGCGATGTCTGGCCGAGAATTGCTGCGTACGCAGCTTGCGCCTTAATGGACGGCGTCAACGCAGTCTTCAGCGTGGCCGTGAGGCCCATCCTCATGGCGTGCTGCCGGAGCGTCGCGTCGTCAAGCAAGACGCCATATCGTCGCAGAGGCTCCGCTTCTCCACGAAGTCCAGCGCTAAGGGCCAGCAGTGCGTCTTCTATGCTCGTATTGTTGAAGCTCGCCAGGTCTGCGGCCAACGAAGTCATGCTGATGGAAAAATCAGCCGACTGGTTTTCCGCTAGACCAATCGCACGAAATAGGTTTCCGAACGTCCCTGTAGCCCGCAGCGCTTCGGTTTCCGAGATGCCAATTGCGGACGACGACTTGGCAAACTTTGCGACTGCTTCGGCCGCATCGCCAAAGACTACAGTTGACTTGCTTTGTTCCTCGCCAAGCGCGACTGTCGCGTCGACCGCTCCTCGCATCGCTCTGAAAAGTGACCCGACAGCAGCCGTCACTCCCCGGATTGCAGTCGTCGCCGCCAGAAACGTTGCGGCTGCGTCTATTCGTTTGATGCTTCCGGCGAATCCGCCGAGCTGCTTACTGGCTCGGCCCAGCCCAGCGGTGAGGCCGCCGGTGCTGGCCGTGATGGAGACGTTGACGCGGCCGAAGTTCTTGGCAGCCATGGCTTACCTCTTGGCCGACTGGAGAATGCGGAACATCTCCTGCGGCGTCTGGCCACGCTTCGGAACCGGCATGAAGTCGTGCGGCTGCATGGCCGGCTTGCCCTTGGGACGGTTGCTGTTGTAGTTCTGTGCCATGAGCACCGCGTCCCGTAGCCACTCGTCGCCCCACGGCATCAGCTGAAAGGCGGCCATCCACCGCTCGAGCTGCCACCACGGGATCTGGTCTGCCAATCCTCCTGGCCCTTCGACGTTCCACTCGCCGAGTTGCAACGCCAGCCGGTACAGGAACAGCAGCACCGGCCGGCTTTCTAGTTTTTTGCGGCGTCCTCCAAGGCGTCCGTGTTCAGGCCGTTCAGCTTGAACCCGGCGTCCACGATGGCCTGCACGCTGTCGCTGTCCAACTCGCCGATGGCGTCGGCGTCGTTGTCCGTGAACATCCGCGTGCCGTCCTCGTTGACGGCCAGCAGGGCCACGACCTGAGCCCGCACGTTCCGCAGGTTCACCTTTCCGGGAATGCCCCCGGTGACGATTTCCTCAAACCGGTCTCGGTCCCGGGAGGTGAACTTGGCCACATACACCGTGCCCAAGCCCGGCACCTCGACAGGTGTCCGAGGCCGCACGTTCCGCTTGGCCAGAATCTCCTCGCGTGTCAGAGCCACAGTCCGCGCCTCCTGCTCTTAGATGCCGATGTTGCCCGACAGCTTGATGGTCAGCGTGCCGGTCATCATGTCGTCCTTCGGGGCCGAAGCCTCAAATGACGATGCGTAGCCAAACGCACTCCACAGGGCCGTAGCCGTCCCGCCGTTGGCAAAGATGATGCTGCACGCCTGGTTGCTGGCAACGTTGGTCAGGAGGTTGACCGGATTGAGCGACGGGTCGTGGTGAATCTCCAGCGACAGCTCGCCCGGGTCGTAGTACTCGCTGGCGAGAAACACCTTGCCGCCCGTGGTGAGCAGATGGCTGGCATCGACCACATCACGGCTCACGCCGCCGAGCGAGACGCTGTTGACCTTGTAGTGGGTCGCGCCGCTGCCGACGATGGTGCCGAACGTAACGAAGGTGCCCTGTCCGATGTCGTGAGCCATAGTCTGAGCCTCCTTGCTCAGGGTTCGCTGTAAGTCACATCAACCGACAAATCAGTGCGATAGACCGGCAACTGCTCGCCGCCGGCGGCCAGTTCCTGCTGGTCGTCATCACTCCGAACGACGGCCAACCGGATGCGGTCTGTCTTGACGTATTGTAGGGCGGCCTTGACGGCACGCGCGAGGTTTCGCACCTCGAGCAGGTTGTCCGAGATGCAGGAAAACGTGTACGTGGCCCGGATCAGCGAGTTGCTCCGCAGCAGGTCCGTGAACGGGTCTTTGAGCTGCGACTCGCGGGCGAACACGATGCACGGAAAAGCCGTGCCCTGCGGGGCCTGCACCTGGTAGATGCGGCTCCCCGCCTGCAGGGCGATGTCGGCGTCGGCGGCCAGCACCTGGACCAAGGCCTCGTCAATGTGGGTGACGGTTGGCATTACTTGCCCTGCGCCTTTCTGGCGGCTCGCCTAGCGGCTTCATCGGTAGCCTTGCGCAACGCGGCCCCAAGCTCGGTCTGGAGCGCGTCTCTGATGCTTGGCAGCGTCGAGTCAGCCCACGCTTGAAACTTTCCGGTTCCGGCGAAGCCTTTGACCTGGCGAAAGAAAATGCCACCGCCGTCGTCGCCCCCAACCAAGGCCACCTTGCCCTTCAAGTACGGATACTTTGCGGCCTGGCCAATCGGCACCTTAAGGTTTTGCCGGAACTTCGGCCGTCGCACCTTGACGCCGTTCTCGATCCACCACGCATGAAATCCTGAACGCGTGCCGTTGGTGCCTTTTTTGTCGCCGCGGCGAAACCCGAGCACGGCAGTTTGTGTGCGGCCTTTTACCTTTGCTTCCGTCACGACACCCACCGACCGCCTAAGGTTGCCGGTAGGACCGCGAGCCACCAGCGACTTGACCGTCTTGACGTGTTGCTTCGTGACCTTGTTTACCGAGGCCCGGAGGTACTTTTTCTGCAGCCCGACCGGCAGCGCGGCGAAGCCTTGCAGGACTTCCTTTACCCCGTCGATTGTCATTCCCAGCTGCATTGCCATCAGTCGAGCTTCTCCGTGACCAGCAGCTCGTGCTCCTCGCGGCGGCCCCGCTCGACGACCGAGTCGATCTCAAACGTGCGGCCCTCGCTCACGAGCCGCATCTTGGGCTTGAGCCCCGGCGTGTACCGCAGTCGCACTCGGTGCGTCACGGTGCCCTCGGTCTGCAGGCTGGCCACCCGCTCGGCCCCCGACAGCGGCAGCAGGGCAATCCACCGAGTAGCAAACGTGGAGTAGGTGAACGTCGGCTCGCCGATGCTGTTGACGCCCTCGGTGGGCGTCTCAATCGTCGCCTTCTGGTCCATGATGCCGGATTTCAGCATGGCTCATGTCCCGTAGATGACGAGCGTCCAGGCCGACGTGCCGCTGGCCTCGGTGCGAATAACAAACTCTTCGCCTGCCTGCATGCTGCCAGCGTCAGTCACGCTGACGCGGCCGCCAGAGGAAAACGCCTGAGCGCCGGCCTGGTTCTGGCACGACGCCATTGAGCCGGTAGCCGAAAACGCGAAACGCTGAATGATGCCGGCGTCAGTGTCGAAATCTACAATCGCGCCGCTTGCGTCGCGAAACGTCGTAGGCGACGTGGCAACCGTTACGTTGGCTGTGCCGCACGTCCCCGTGACAATCACTGCCCTGCCTGCCGTGTATCCTGTCGTGTCAGCCAGCTGGATTTTCTTGATCGCCTGCACGCCACTACTCGTGGCCGAGTCGGCAAAGCTCACTTCAACAGCGATCCGGCCTTCGATGCTCATGCGTACTGCTTCCACTTGAGGGGCTCGAGCAGGGCCGCCACGCCCATCGGCACGTTCTGCCCGGCGTTGCCGACAGCCTCACGGTTGGCGTACCAGTGGCCCACGAGCATCTTGATCGCGTGCTTGGCCGGCGTCGGCACGTTGGCAGCCCCGCCGTAGCCGGCCAAGTACGAGATCTGCACGCTCTTGTCGTCGAGCCGCACGCTTGGCCACACGCTCAGGTACAGCGGGTAAATCAAAGCCGGCACGTGGTCGCGGTCTAGGCGGAACTCCTGGGTTCCAGACTGCGCCCACGTGAGTGTCTGCGTGGCACCGCCCGTGTCCACGTACGAGATAGTCACCGTGGCGCTCGCGGCAGTCGCGTTCAATCGCACTGGCGGGCGCGGAAGCTCAATGCGGGTCCCGAAAAAGTCATCGAACGCCACGGTGTACGTCTTGTCGGCGAAGGTGCGGTCGCAGTAGTCCTCGCACCACGTTGTCGCCGCATCGACGAGCGCCCCGATGTAGGCGTCGTCCTCGGTCGTGTCCACGACCCGCAGATGCTCTTTGGCATCCGCCACGCTGATGGGCCGGTCGCCTGTGCCGCTGGCCGTGCTGACGACCAGGCTGCGGTATCGGCTCGCAATCGTGCCGCGGTAGAACAGGCTCACGACTTCGGCCTCCGCCCCCGACGCTTGGGCGTGACCGGCGGGGCCACAGCCACCTCGAGCTCGACCGGCTCAGGCTGCACTGCGAACCGCAGCTGCGGCTCGTCCCCCACCAGGTCGCCCTTGCCAAACACGACAAGCGAGCGGGCCTGGCCTTTGGGCACCGTGATGACCTGGCCAGCCTTGTAAGCCATGAACGGCCGGCGAATGCGGACTTGGACGGTTTCGATGGTCGTGCTCATTTCCAAGCCTGCTCCGGTGCCTTGCCGCCGTGGTCCCAAAACTCGCCGGGGTGCTGCACGAGGCCCTTCATGTTTTTGTCAGGCCACTTGAAATGCACCTCGGC